CAGCTCCTCGGCCGCGCTCGAATTGAGATCGCTTCTTTGCTGTTGCAGATAAGCGGCCGCATCCGCAGCGCTGCGAGTGGCTAAAGTCGTCGCAGTTACTACGGACATGGACAGAGCCAGAGAAGTTGACGTTTTGCCAACTCCTTTTGGCCCGCTCATGAGATAGAGGCCGGGGTACAGGGGGATATACGCGTCGTTCACGCCATCCGTTCCCAGCACGTGAGCACACGGGCTGGTGACGGAAGGTAGTGAAGCGTAGGACTGAGTTTTCATACTACAGATTGAGCTTAGAGCTCCATTCCTTTCCGATTAGGGCTTTCAGGTATACTGCGGTTTCCGAGGGCCGCAACCCTTCAAACTGACCGGAAGCCAACTTCTCTTCGGGTGAGAGCAAATAGTCCTTACCCAGAAGCCAGTTGGCGTTCTGATAGATGGAAGCTTCGTTGGCGAGGCGTGACCTCTCGATCACCGCCTCGCGTTCGACACCTTCCCACCCGTGCGCGAACTTCTCAAGAAGAGAGTTCTCATACGGGTACACGTCTCTCGCAACCTCGGGCATGCCGAACGCGCGGTAGACTTTGCGTTTCTCGACCCAACCGAAGCAAGGATACTTCCTGAAATTGGAGCCTGGCGCTCGCTCGTTCAGATAAGTCTTGCTAAGGTAGGATTGCTGGCCGAGCCGCCAGCCATACTCGGACCAGAGGAAGCCTAAAAACTTCTTAGGCTCCTCGGGCTCCGCTTTCACGAACTGAGACATGAAGGGGACGACCTGGTCTAGCACAGCACGGTCACCAAAGACGGCGTTGTCGTCGCCGTAGTTGAGGATCCGCATTCGACGGTCACCTCCTTCGAGCACCCAGTTGATAGCGGCGTGCTCGGGCACGCCGAGCACCTCCACGGCAAACTGACCGTACAAGGCGATAAAAATCTCCTTCTGTACGGGAGCCACCGCGGAGTGGCCGCTGGCAAACTGCTCGCTCCAGCCCCCTTCCCGATCCGGCCAGAGGAGCCATCGGCTCTTGTGGTCATCTGCGGGACATAGGAAAGGTAGCGAGTCGAAAATAGCGTTGACTTCGGCGTATAAGCCTCCGATCATAGCTGACCGCAGCCTGACGCATGAAGCGGTGCTGCGTTCAAAGTGCTTCACGTCGAACGCGAGTAGCTCGCCCATACCACCATGAGTGGCATGAGGAGCGTACATGTTGTGCGACGCGAACGGGTGAATGATCTCAGCGTTGTGCATAGCCGTGTCAAAAATCTGGTTGAGCAGGTTCAACACGGGCAAGTTAAAAACCAGGCGAGTGCGAGACGCGACTCTCTCACCGTGTTTGGTTTTTACTGTACGCTGGGAACGTCCGATCTTTTGCTCATACACCTTCCCCTCGCTATCGATGAAGATGTAGTCACGCTCCTTGTCCTTAGACTCTGCTTGCAGTCGAACGTTCATGATAATGAACGCTTCGCGCAGCCAGTCCAGGTCCCCTCTTACGGCCCGCTCGAAGTAAGGTCGAATGGCTTCGATCTTAACATCGGGTCGGCCGAACACGGGCCATCCCAGACGAGACGTCTTGTTAAACGTCTGAATAGGAGCCTTCAACGTAGGCATCAACCTTTGCAGAATGGAAGGGTACCACTTCGCGAAGAGGTCGGTCAATGGCTGCGTGTCTGACGTCTTAAAGACGTGTGGCACTGGCCGTGACCGCATTTCGACGGTGGTACACCCGACAAGCTCCTCCATGTTAAAATGTGAGAAGATGTCGTCCTGCATACTGAAGTGAGACGGCCAGTCATGTACCGTTGGAACGGATAACTGAGCGCCTCTCCTCTTGTTGACGATCTCGTGAGCTAGCTCCTGGTCAGGGAAGGCCGCGGTGAGATAGCCTCCGCTCCGAGAAGCGGAGGCTCTCAACGAGGCGATGCCCATGCCCATCAGCTCATCAACCTGCTCGAGAAATCAACCGGAGCGGGTTTCTGAGAACGGGCTTCCTTGGCACGATCGTTGAAGCCTTTCAGTCCGGCACGAAGGTCGAAAGAAGGCTTCGACTTCGCGCTCTCGATAGTGGGTGAGGCGAGTACGTGAGACGCGGGCTCCGCGTGCAGAGCGGGAGCCGCCTTTCCGTGCTCGGCCATCGGTCTGATGGCCGAATCCGGAACGTTGTGCTCACCGGCGACGCGGCGCTTGGCAGCGTCGTCCTCTTCGCCTTCTTTGGAATACACTACAACTTCCTTTGTGGTTTTAGGATCCACGAAGAAACCCACTGGACGCTTCGTGTCATCCTGAGACCCGTCATCTTTTTCGTCATTCATGATTCACCTCAAAATTGGTTAGGAGCCAGACGAGAAAGGAGATCGCACCCAGCAAAACCACCAAGATGATGGTCCACTCGGCAACGCGCTCCTCGGGATCTTTTTGTTGTCTATGCATCATAGTTTCCTGGAGTGCACTCCTCGCACGTGCAAACACGGCGAGGAGGAACGTACACGGAGACGTCCTGAAACGGTTCTTCGTCTTCGATGGTAGCAGAGGCCGCACACTGCTTGGTGCTTGCCTTAGGCATAGTGCTCCGCGCCTGAACCTCCAGAACGTGAAGCAGATCGCACAACATAGCGTTGCTAGCGCACTGTGCTTCTGCGATGTCGACGAGCGCCATCCGCAGAGTAGTCTCAGCGCACTCGAGGTGCCCGAGCGGCTGTTCGCCCAGCTTGACGTAGACCAAGGCGTTAAGTGCCTTGATGATGTTGATACGAGCCGAGCGCTCGCGCGCAACAATAAAATCGATTCGTGTCTTAGACATATAAAGAGGCCTTCCTTGTGGTAGGTGTTTCTAGCTATATTTTCTACTGTAACCAGGAGGCCAGAAGGGACTTCACCTGGTTGAATAACTCGGCGCCGATCGCGAGACCGACGCCAAATAGAGTAGCTTCA